GTGGACGCGGCGTTGGTCGTGCATAGAAAGCCCGCTTGTCAGTGATGAGTTTGTTGACGAGATGCGGGCCAGATATGGGGAGGACAGCAATGCCTTCCGCATCCGCGTGCTTGGTGAATTTCCTCTGGCTGACGACAACACGATCATACCGTTTCATTTGGTTGAGAGCGCCATTCATCGTGACATTGAGGTCACGCCGGACGTGAAGCCGATCTGGGGTTTGGATGTAGCTCGGTTTGGATCGGACAAGACGGCTTTGTGCAAGCGCTATGGCAACGTGGTGACTGAGATAACGAGCTGGCATGGCTTGGACTTGATGCAGACTGTGGGCCGGGTGATGGCTGAGTTTGAAAACTTGCCGATGAGCCTGCGACCCAGTGAGATACTTGTTGACAGCATTGGCGTCGGCGGTGGCGTGGTTGATCGTTTGCGTGAGTTAGGTGCGCCGGTCAGGGGTATTAATGTCGGCGAGGCACCGGCGATGGGTAAGACGTATATGAATTTGCGTGCTGAGCTTTGGTTTAAGACGAAGGGTTGGCTTGAGGACAGGTCGTGCAAACTGCCGGATAATGACCAGCTCTTGTCAGAACTGACGGCGATTAGATACTCATTCACGTCGTCGGGCAAGATGAAGGCTGAGAGTAAGGATGAGATGCGCAAGCGTGGGCTTAAATCGCCGGATTTGGCTGACGCATTGTGCCTGACGATGGCCAGTGACGCGGCGACGGCTTTATCAGGCGCGATGTCTAGCTGGAAGACGGCGATTAAACGCAATTTAAAGGGAATCGCATGAAAAAAATTCCATTTCACAAGTTATCGCCGAAAATGAAAAATATTCGCATGAATAACTGGATCAAGACATATATCGGGCGCGGATTAGACTTGGAGGATGCGCAGTATGCCGCCCGCTGGCGCGCTGGCCATTGGAAGCTGTCAGACAGGATGAAAAAGGTCATGGAGGGCATTGAGGATGTGTGATATGGCTTTCGGCGCAGGGTATCGCATAATAAAATTCAATGTGCTATAGTCCCAGCAAGCAAGGGGATTGACATGGGTTTTTTTGACGACTTGGCTATGGGTACCGGCCTAAAAGACCGCGACGATGACTACTATGAGCGTACGGCACAGACTTTAGGCCGTGAGTCTCAAGGTGGGTCGGCTCAGCGCGAGGCTCAATATCGCGGCAGCATGGGCATGAATGGCGGCGCGACTATTGCCAATCAAGGCTTGTCCAAGGATGGCTTTGTCGAAAATTATTTCCAAAAGGGTGGCCTGCTTGGCATGGCTGCGTCTGGTTTGCGTGACGCCATTGGCGGCAAGGGCGGCGGCAAGGTTGAGAACCCTGCCCAAGTTGCGCAGTCACCGATGCGCCCACAGATGCGGGATATTTCGCAGATGCCCCCACAGATGCGTCCCAATCCATATGGCGACCATTCCACCAACTATGGCGGCGGAGGCGGCACGGTTGTCCCGCTTTCTGATTTAACTGGAGCGCCGACATACTCGCCAAACCAAGGCTATGACTACCCGACTGAATTTCCGCTAGGCGCTGAGCCAGAATCTCTGCTAAGTTTGGAACGGCCAATCAGACCCTACGCTGGACGTGATAACTGGTTAGAATTTTCACGACCATCTGACCTTGCCATTCAGCGCGTCAGGCCAGCATACCCCGCTCAGGTTTTTGGGGTTGTCGGCTCAGATGCCAATATGGGCAGGCCGGTAGACCCAATACGCCCAGTTGACGCGGCTGAGTTCCAGAGGTTTCGGTCACAATATGAGGACATTCTCAAGCGCAATGGCCAATGGGGTTTTCCTGACAGAGAGGCTGATGCGTTTCAGGCTTTGAAGGCAGGTGGGAGCAATTACTAATGGTCGGCATTTTAGACCCAAATAGTTACGCTGGCTACGCTGCGGAAGGTAAGCGGCTTGCGGTTGACCTGCCTGAAGTTACTGCGATGGACGCGGCTCGCTTTATAGCTGAAGCCACGCCGATCATTGGTGACGCGATGGCTGCGAAAGAGGTATGGGACGAGGCTACTTCAGAAAATCCAAATTGGGCGTTGGTTGGCGCTTTAGGCGGCGCTACCTTGCTGGGCTTAATCCCCGGCGTTGGCGATGCGGCTGCGAAGGCTGTTAAAGCTGGTGCGCGAACCGCATCACCGGCCCAAGAAGTCTCTGGCTTGCTGGCGTCTGGCCGCGTTGACGAAGTTACCGATGAGATGCTGGGCAAGCTGACACCGAACGACAACATGGAATTGTTTGAATTGTACCAAAGCGGCGCAACCGGAATGGACATGCCAATGGATACGGCGTCTCGTTTGGCGCGAGCTTCTGAGCAAGAATATGCTGGAGACTATTTCCACGGATCAAATCTTGATTTTTCGGGCTTTGACAGAAGCACAAGGGGAGCGTACCTAACCGACAGCCCCGCTGTTGCTGACAGTTATGTTGGTAGAGATGGCGGCACTATCTACCCAGCTTTGGTACGCGGCGGCTCTGACTTCCCCGTGGTGCAGGCGGGCGGCGAATTTTACAGCCATATTCCTTTAAGCGGTCTTCCTGATGAACTTGGTTATCTCAAGAATGACGCGCAATCAAACCGAATGAGTACCGATGAGATTGTTTTGCGTTCTGGAGAGCAGCGTTTGCCCGGTGTAATATTTGAAGACGTTGTTGACCCCGGCCCGAATATTAAGCAATATCTCGGTGAGACTGTCGAGGCAGCCGATGAAAGACTTGCGCAATCTCAATTGCCGTCAGACGTTATTAACGTAGTCGATCCGCGCAACCTTCGCTCCAAATTTGCTCGCTTTGATCCACGCTTGGCTCACTTGAGAGATTTATCCGCCGGATTAACTATTATACCCGGCGGCTTACTAGCCTTACAAGAAATGCAAAAACGTGCTAATGAAGAGCAACAACGGCAAGGACTGTTACAGTAATGGCAATCACAACATACGCAGAGCTTCAGGCCGCGATAGCCAGTTGGCTAAACCGGGATGACTTGGCTTCCACGATTCCTAACTTCATTGACATGGTTGAGGCGGATATGTCCCGCACGATCCGTCACTGGCGCATGGAGAAGCGGTCAATTGCTGATTTAACTACGCAATACAGCGCATTGCCGTCTGATTTTTACGAGCCTATTCGGCTGAGCATAACCAGCGGCACGACTTACAGCCTTGAGCTTGTAGGTCAGGCTGATTTGCTGCGTTTGAGGCAGCGAACGGACAACGTGACGGGCAGGCCGCAGTATTACGCCATGACCGACGGCTCAATTGAGGTATTCCCAACACCGGGCGACACTTACACGCTGGAGATGGTTTACTACTCCAAGATTATCCCGTTGACTGACACCAATACGAGCAATTGGGTTTTGAATTACTACCCCGATGCGTATCTGTACGGATCGTTAATCCACAGCGCGCCGTTCTTGGGCGATGACAATCGGTTGAGTGTTTGGGCAGCGTTGTATGATAACGCTATTAATGCTATCAATGCAGATAGCGACAAGGCTAAATTTGGCGGCTCTGGCCACCGCATGAAAATCAGGAGCTTCTAAATGGCAACCTTAAATGATCGAGTGTTCGACAACGGTTTGACCGTTTTGGACACAGAGGGCAATCGCGTAGACATATGCTCTCAGGAGCCGACGACTTATGCGGCGGCAACCAGCACTTACACGCTGGGCAACGAGACTAGCATTAGCGTCTCAGCCCCGGCTGATGCATCGCCGAATGGCCGTAAGGTTACGCTGGCTGCAATTACTGGCGCGTCTGTTACCGGAACTGGTACTGCCACGCACTACGCAATTGTTGACACGGGCAATAGCCGTTTGCTTGCGACTGGTTCACTGTCTGCGTCTCAGGCGGTAACTTCCGGAAACACATTCAGCTTGACAGCTTCAGACATCCGCATTCCAGACCCAGCATAAGGTGTAGACATGGCCGTTCTCAAGAACCGGGCAAAAATGTCCACCAGTACCACGGGTACTGGAACAATCACGCTTGGCTCCGCCGAGAGTGGCTATCAAACTTTTGGCGACGCTGGCGTGGCAAACGCTGACGTCGTCCGCTACGTCATTGAGGATGGCACGGCATGGGAGATCGGCACAGGCACCTACACGGCGACTGGCACGACATTAACTCGCACGGTAATCGAAAGCAGCAATGCGGACGCCGCAATTGTGCTTACTGGCTCTGCGGTAGTATTTGTTGGAGCTGCGGCGGAGGATATTCTACAGCCAGCCAACAACCTGTCAGACTTAGCCAGCGCAAGCACAGCCAGAACGAACTTAGGGCTTGGAACTGCGGCTACCTCTGCGGCGACTGACTTCGTTGCTGTAACTGGCGATGCAATGACGGGTAATCTGTCTTTAGGTGACAGCGACAAAGTTATCTTCGGCGCTGACGATGACCTGCGGATTTACAGCACAGGTGTGAATGGCTATATTGAGAATAACACCGGCCTTTTAATATTAAAAAATAACTCTGATAATAGAGACATTGCTCTTCAAAGTGACGATGGGGCTGGAGGGGCTGCTAATTATTTACTTGCCGATGGGTCTACAGGCGAACTTAAAATATATCATTACGGAACTGAAAAACTCTCCACCACGTCCACTGGCATTAACGTAACAGGCGCAGTTGCCGCCACATCTTTTTCGGGCGATGGTTCTGCCTTGACTGGTCTCCCTGCTGGATACACAGACGCAGACGTAGATACCCACCTAAACAAAAGCACAGCTACTACTGGTGAGGTCTTGTCATGGTCTGGAACGGACTACGACTGGATTGCTGCGGGTGGTGGTGGTGCTGATCTATACACGGCTAATGAAAGCAGTCCCGCCGCACAGCCATCGGCTACTGGTACGAATGCTGTGGCGATTGGAGACTCAGCGATATCGGCAGGCATAAGGTCTATAACCGCAGGGAAAGGTTATTCTTCCGGCACAGACTCGTTCGCAGCAGCCATAGCCAACAACGGCAGCACTTTTGGGGCAACGGGCGCTGGTAGTATTGCGTTGGGTCGGGAGGCGAAGGCTAGTAATACGGATTCTGTATCTCTTGGTAGGCAGAATAATGTGTCAGGCGCACAGGCTTTTTCGGTAGGTGAGGCCAATACTTCCTCTACGACACACGCCTACACTATTGGATCGAGCAACACCGTCAGCCACTTTAACTCTATGGCGATTGGTAAAAGCATTACCAGCACCGCAGAGTACCAAATAAACATTGGAGGCACAGAAAACACAGTACGCATTGGGGAGACTTACACGCTTCCCACTGTAACGGGTACAGACGGGCAAGTCTTGACTTCAGACGGTGCTGGCCTTGCTGTTTGGGAGGATGCGGGTGGTGGTGGTGGCCCCGATTTATTCGCCGAAAACTACGATGGCACTTCGACCAAGCCAGTGGCTACAGGCACTAATGCGGTTGCTATAGGTCTGGCGTATTCGTCTGGGACTAACTCGTTTGCCGCAGCCATAGCCGACAGCACCTCAACTTACGGGGCGCAAGGCAATTATGCCCAAGCGATTGGATATCATGCAAAAAGTACAGGTTCAATAGGACTTTCTGTTGGCCCTTGCATCAGCTCCGGTTCTTGGAACGCCTACGCTCTTGGCTCATTCAGTGAAGCTACGGAAAACTATTCGTGGGCTTTGGGGAGATACGTTAAATCTGACATAATCGGTAAGATGGCTTACAGTGCTGCAAGAGTAAACAACACCACAGGTAGTTCTCAACAGGGTACATTTGTACTAATGAAGCAGACCACTGATGCCACTCAAACAGCCTTAACTACTGATAGTTCGGGGACAGGCACTGCCAGAAATCGGATGTTCATTGGCGCTAACACCGCCTACGCCTTTACGGGAATGGTTGTGGGTAGAGAGACAGGCAGCACTGGTGACCTTGCCGCAGCTTGGCAAGTCCAAGGTCTTGTAAAGACAGCCTCCAACGAAAGCCCAACATTAGTGACTAAAGTTATCAATGTTGTAGACAACACACCGTCTTGGGGTTTTGACATAACAACATTCAATGTAGGTACGGGTGTCGTAGGCATAGATTTCTTAGCAACAGGGCAGGCGTCAAAGAACATCTCGTGGGTCGCAACGATAACCACCACTGAAGTAATTAACCCGTAGGAGGTATGAAATGCCTATAACAATTAATCATCAGACCAATGCCATCGCTGCTACAAGCGGATACGTTGCCATTGGCGGCTATAAAATTGCTGTTGTCGCTGCCTTGCCGGGGTCGCCAGACGCCAATACTATTTACTTTGTGACAGGATAGGCAATGGTTCAAACGGCATATCTCGGCTCTACAGCATTCAGCAATATAGCTGTTGGTAGCACAACTGTTAGCGCAGTTTATGTTGGCAGCACTAAGATATGGGAAGCTGGTAGCAGTTGGACCAATCCAGATATTGCAAATGCTTCATATGATAACATTAGCTTTGATGTTTCCGGCAAGTCGAATTTCCCCGCTGGTCTATCTTTCAGTGCTGACGGTACTAAAATGTTTTTTACTGGTAGTGGACAGGTTTTGGCATACCCCGCAGTTTTTGAGTATTCATTAAGCACAGCTTGGGACATAACTTCTGCATCGTACAATCAGGATTTTGATGTTTCATCACAAGTAACGAGTAATCAGGGTGTTACCTTTAGCTCTGATGGAACTAAGTTTTATATCCCCTGTCAATCTAACGATAAAATCTTCCAATATAATCTATCTAGTGCCTATGACGTAAGTACAGCTTCATATTCAAGCAAGTCTTTAGATATCTCAAGTCAAGAGGCTCAGCCTAGGGAGGTATTCTTTAAACCTGACGGGTCTAAAGTATTTGTAGTTGGATCAAATGGCGATGAAGTAAATGAATATTCGCTAAGCACAGCATGGGATATTTCGAGTGGATCATTTGTTCAAAACTTTAGTGTAGCAAGCCAAGACGCATCCCCTTCGGGATTATCATTTGCTCCTGATGGGTCTAAGATGTATGTAATTGGCGTATCTACTGATTCAATATATCAATATTCATTAAGCACCAATTGGGATATTTCATCCGCTTCTTATGACAGCATCAGTTTCAGTGTTCAGTCGCAAGATGGGTACCCTGCACAGTTATTCTTTAAATATGATGGGTCTAAAATGTATGTAATTGGAGTATCTGCTGATTTAATATATCAATATTCAACGTAGAAGATAACACATTGTTACCTTACAAACTTAACGCCTAAACAGGAGATTTCCAAATGGCTATCCAACACAACATCGCTGAAGGCAGCAGCCAGTACGGTATCGCCTTCAACAACGCTTACTGGCGCATTGCTACAGCGGCTATCAGCCGCCAACGTGACGACCCTAAGTTCAGTGTCATGATTGATCTGGCGGCTTACGCCACCTCAAGCCCAACGAATGACACCAGAGACATTGCGTTCTCTAGGTTTCACGCAGATTTAGCTGACGTTCAGGCTGCATCTGGTGACGCCTTCTTGGACAAATGTTATAGCTGGGTCATGGCTCAGGACGACATGGCTGGCTCAACAGCGGTATAAGGAATAACCAATGCTTGGATTTAGTCCTCTAGCTTCTGCCGCGCTCGCGGATACCGGGGCTGCTTCCGAGCAGGTTATATCTACTGTAGACATTGTTGCAGGCATCCCAACTGTTGACAATTCAACCTTGTCTGAAAATTCGGCGCTGACAGCCACGGGGATCACCAGCGGCGTCCCAACTGTATCAAACACCACAGTCGTCCAGAGCAGCAACCTAATTTCTGTGGACATTGTTGCTGGCGTTCCAGTCGTCGGCGCTCCAAGCATGACGCAGGCCCACGTCATTGTCCTGAGTGACATTGTGACGGGTATTCCGCAGATTGGTCCGGCTAGCTTCAGGTGGACGGAGCAGTCTATTGCGGCCACAAATTGGACAGATCAATCAACGTCGGCAACAAACTGGACAGATCAATCAACGTCGGCCACGACTTGGACCGAACAGCAGGCGGCGTAGCCATTGCTGGCAAAGTAAGGTATAGTGGTCAAAATGGCCGATTTTAGAGGAACTTAAAATGGCAACTACAACAAATCAGGGTTGGTCAAAACCTACCGTCGGCGGCTCAGAGGACACTTGGGGTGCCACTATCAACACGACGCTGGACGCAATTGACACTCTGGTTGGCCCGGTAACTGCGGCCCAGATTGCCAAGCTAGATGGGCTGACAAGTTCGACGGCGGAGTTGAATAAGCTGACAGGCGTAACATCAACACCCGCAGAGTTAAATCTGGTGGCAGGATTAACCGCGTCAACCGCAGAATTAGATCATGTGACTGGAGTTACAAGCGCGCTCCAAACGCAGATTGACAGCAAACAGTCTGTTGACGCCACGCTAACGGCTTTGGCTGGGCTTGCCACTGGTGCCAACAAGGTTCCATACTCAACCGGCACTGACACATTTAGCCAGCTTGACTTCAAGGACGAAGACAACATGGCATCTGATAGTGCCACAGCGGTTCCGTCTCAGCAGTCGGTAAAGGCTTACGTTGACACAAGCGCCATTACTAAGACATCCGGCTCGGCCCCTTACTACGGTGTCCGAAGTTGGTGCAAGTTTGATGGTACTGGGTCAATCGGGGTAAACTGTACGCTAAATGGCTCCGGTAATGTCGCTTCGGTTCTAAAAACTAATAGTGGCACCTTTACCCTTACTTTTTCAACAGCGATGCCTGACGCGAATTACTCAATAACTTTTGCGGCGGGTCAAGGTTCTACGAGGAGCGACGCCGAACAACCTTCTATAAACGTCTTTTCACAAACTTCTGCTGGTTTCGAGTTTGTTACAACTGACGCCACCGGAAATACCTATCAAGATTATGCACGAAATTACATAACTGTTGTTGGATAAGGACACAAAATGGCACTTATCCCACTTAAAATTCCGGCAGGATTTTACCGCAACGGCACTGACTACGAGGCGTCTGGCCGATGGCGCGATGGAAGTTTAGTAAGGTGGCGTGACGGTTCCTTGCGCCCAATTGGCGGGTGGCAAGAGCGCAAGGCCAGCTTTAGCACAAATCCAATTCGCGGGATGCACTCTTGGGAAGCCAACGACGGCACTGCTTGGCTTGCTGGTGGATCGCACACAGAGCTAAATGTTATGACAGGATCAAACACTGTCACTGACGTTGCCCCTGTAGACCTTGCTGCTGGTAAAGCCGACGCAGATGTTGAGACTGGATACGGATATGGGTTCTATGGGACAAATTATTACGGACAGCCTAGACCTGATTATGGTAACTATTCAGAAGCTACAACTTGGAGCCTCGACAACTGGGGAGAATATCTTGTCGCTTGTGATAGCTCTGACGGTAGAATTTTAGAGTGGCAGCTTAATACAGCCGTTAAAGCGGCCGCGGTAGCAAATGCCCCTATCTCAAACTCTAGCTTAATTGTTACGGAAGAGCGGTTTATTTTTGCCCTTGGCTCTGGCGGCAATCCCCGCAAGATTTCTTGGTGCGACAGGGAGAATAACACTCTCTGGACTCCAGCGGCAACCAACGAGGCTGGCGACATTGAGCTGCAAACCTCCGGCCAAATTATGTCTGCCACCCGCACCAAAGGTCAAACGCTTATCCTAACTGACGTAGACGCCCACACGGCTCGTTACCAAGGGCCACCCTACGTCTACGGGTTTGAGCGCGTTGGTACTTCCTGCGGCGTCATATCTCGAAAAGCCTCTTCTGACGTTGACGTTGGCGTTTTCTGGATGGGCCAACGTGGGTTTTATATGTTTAACGGAAACTCTGTTCAGGAGGTTCCATGTGAAGTTCACGACTACGTTTTTGGTGACATGAACCCAGCCCAGCAAAGCAAAATCTGGGCTTGGAACAATGGCCAGTTTGGTGAGATTTGGTGGTTTTACCCATCTGGTAGCAGCACGGAAATTGACCGCTATGTTGCGTTTGACTACAAAGAACAGCACTGGCTTATTGGCAATCTTGACAGAACCTCTGGCGTTCAGCGCGGCGTGTTTAAGTATCCGTTTATGACCAACGATGACGTTGACTTGATTGAGCATGAGGTTGGCTTTAACGTAGACAGCGCAAGCATATTTGCTGAAAGCGGCCCTATAAGCGCTGGCGCTGGTGACAACATTTTAAATATTACGCAGGTAATACCTGACGAGGTAACTCAGGGAGATGTTAGTTTAACCTTTAAAACTAGATTCTACCCAAATGACGTTGAAAGGTCTTACGGGCCATACAACCCGGCAAACCCGACTTCCGTTAGGTTTAGTGGCAGACAATTCAGAATGAGAATTGACGGAACTGAATTAAGCTCTTGGAAAGTTGGAACAATGAGGGTCGAGGCAAAGCCGATGGGTAAGCGATAATGGCAGCCCCGGTACTCCCACCACTTGGGCCTGATTGGGCGCAGTGGGGCAGGCAGCTCTCAAGCTATTTGTCTCGCCAGTTGCCGCGTTTGTTTACTAAAAGCACAGGTGACAACCCGTCTGAGAATGGCATTATGCTTTGGGACGAGGTAAACGGCTATCCAGTTGTGTCAAAGAACAACGAATGGCGTCAGGTTGTATTAGAAGATGGCCACGCAAATTTTATACTCACATCTGACGTAACCCCGGCATTGGCCAATACTGCTTATAAGTTGACCTACGACGCGCCTGTTGGAAATAGCGGCATCACTCAAGGCACTCCGCCATCTAGGATTGTGTTTGAAGAAGCTGGTGAGTACATCCTATCTTTCTCAGCACAAATATCATCTACCTCTGGCAGCACGGTGCATTTTTACTTTTGGCCAAGCGTAAATGGAACTGCTGTTGCTGACAGCGCCATGACAACGGCCTTGCATCAAAATAACGCCACTGTTGTTGTGTCACGAAGTCAGATTTTTACTGTAACTGCTGGAAGTTATGTTGAGGTCAATTATATGGTTGATAGCACAAGCGGCTTTCTAAATTACACGGCAGCATCTTCACCTGTTCCAGCGTTGCCTGCGTCCACTCTTTCGATTACGAGGCTGCATGGATAGCGCTTTAGAAAAATGCCGGACGTGGATTGAAGACGCCTTGTCGTATTGCGATGGCACTCACGCTTGGGAAGATATCGAAAACGGCATACATACAGGGGCCATGCAGTTATGGCCTGCGCCGAAGGGGTGTATAGTTACTGAAATTGTGGTATATCCCAGAAAGAAAATTATTAATATCTTCTTAGCTGGTGGCGAATTGGATCAGATTTTGGATATGAACGACGACGTTAGGGCTTGGGCCAAGGCACACGGATGCACTGGTGCAACTATGACTGGTCGTGTAGGGTGGAAGAAACCGCTTAAACCTCTGGGGTGGAAAGTTTTACACACTCAGTTTGCGAAGGATATATAAGATGGCCAAAGGTGGCAGCACAACAACTGAAACAAACCAACCAAAGTTTGTTGAAGCTGGTCAACAGCAGCAAATTGGACTTGGCAGAGATTTATCTGCAATGGGTTACGTTCCTTACTACGGCCCAGACATTGCCGCGATGAGTCCAATGCAAATTGCAAACATGCAAAACACCAACCAAATGGCTGGTGCTTTTGGCATGGAAGCTCCCTCAATGGAGCAGATGCAGGGTTACGCTCCTGCCCCAACAACATACGCAGGCGGCGTCCAAGGTTATTCCTCTGCGCCAGTGTTTGAGCAAGCGCAGCAAGCGTTGCAAACAAATGCTCCCGGCACTTACGATTATTTAAGCAGCTTCAGCGTTGACCCCACAACAGGTCAAACTGGATCAAGAACGGCAGGTAGCCAGCCCGTGGTTTACGAAATGAGTAAACCGTCTAGCGGCGGCAAATAGGAGATTATCATGGGCGCATCAGCCAACCCACAAATGACAGCAATGCCGGGAGCAGGTGGTTTTCCAAATCCTACTGGCTTGGGGTCTAACAAAAATGTGTCGATGTCGGAATATATAGGACCTTATACTGGGTCTGATAACGGGGGAGATCGGCTCCAAGATGCATCCGCAGGCGCAAACCCCGCCGCAATTTCTGCGGCATATACAAATCCTGCTGGCTTGGGGCCTAACGTAAATAATTTTGGACAAGCCGGAGTGACCGGATATCCAGCTACTGCGGGTCAACCATCCCACCCAGCCGCGGAAATGATTAACCAGAATCAGCAGTCTAATGGCTTGATTCAAGACATGGAAGCTAGTCGTTTTCAGCAGCCCACAGGCTCAATTCAAGACATGATGGCTGGTCCCTCACAGCAGCCCGACGCGCTTCCCCCGGTAGGACAGCCACTCGCTGCAAGCCAACAACCTTTTAACCAGACCCAGCAGCAAATTACGCAAGCGGCTCAATCCGCCAACCCGTACCAGCAAGCAGCAGGCGCTCAAGCG